CCTAAGAACTGAGATTTATTATTTGCTTCTGTAGGTGTTGTTTCACCTAAGAACTGAGATTTATTATTTGCTTCTGTAGGTGTTGTTTCACCTAAGAACTTAGAACTGTTATCCATATCAGTTGGATTAGTTTCACCTAAGAACTTAGAACTGTTATCCATATCAGTTGGATTAGTTTCACCTTTAAACTTTTCAGTTTGATTTACCTTATCAGGAGTAGTTTCACCCAAATAACGTTCTACCAAACTCATAGGAGTAGGTGTAGTTTCACCTTTAAACTTTTCCGAAGTATCCATAGATTTAGGAGTAGTTTCACCCTTATACTTCTCTATTTTAGTAACTATGTTAGGAGTAGTTTCACCTTTAAACTTTTCTGCAGTACTCATAGGAGTAGGAGTTGGAACTACGTTAATCTTTTTATTTGTACTCGCTGCAGTTGGAGTCATAGTATTGGGAGTCATACCTTCTTTTGTAGTATTAGCCACAGTTGTAGATATTTTAGGGGCAGAGTCTACTAAACCACTTAGTGGAGTTTTAGACTGATTCTTATTTACCTCAACCGATGGTTTATTTTCCAAAGGTTCTTTTTTTGGTATTCTGAAATCGGATAGTATTGATTTTAAATCTTTTAATGCCATTTAATTATATTTCACCCCTATGGTTTTTGTGAAGCTTGTTGTCTCTGTACTCTTGAAATACGAGATACAGTCTTACCATCTACATTAATAAGTATTGGCTGTGATTGAATATCTGAGCGTAATCCCTTTAGTTCATCAATTAATTCTTTAGTTCCCGATGATGTTGATGATTCTGATGATTCTGATGATTCTGAAGAACCACCCATACCAAAGAATTCACCAAGTGATTCAAGTGCCGGTGCAACAGCAGCAAGTGCCATTAAACCGCCAATGGCTGGTAGTGCCATTAACCCAGCAAAAGATAATGTGGAAAGTCCTGCTGAGATACTAAATAATCCACCTGCAACCCCATATAATGGAGCTGTCACTGAACCCATTTTACTTAATGAGTCTGCTAATGTTTCTACTACACCCGTTACCCCACTTAAATTTGTTGTAATCGATGCTAATCCATTACCCGCCATCTCTAATTGAGGTCCTATCATAGCCAATTCTGTTATATCATCTATAATACCACCACCGAAGAATGAACTCAATCCACCCACTAACATAGCGGCTGAAAATGCAATCATTCCAATTGATGCCATTACTAATGCCGGTCCTAATAATAATAACCCACCTATTGATTCAGGTGTTAGTGCGCCCATCATTGTTACAAAACCATCAGCTACTGCTTGAACTATAGGTGGTACTGCCGCAAACACCCCAATAATGATGTTTCCAAATGCCTCTACCAATGGTGTTACTAATGAAAGTGCATATGCGAATGGAATCATAGCTATACCTAATGCTCCTATTAATGCTATTGCAAGAAACGGTAACCCAGTAGCGGCAACTCCACCTAATGCAGCTAGTCCACTTCCAAGAGCTATTAACCCCGCTGCTCCTACAGCCCCCAATAGTGCAATTCCTCCTAAGAATATCAATGATGGTATTGCTATTAAAGCCGCTACACCAAATGCAGCAAGTGCAAGAGAACCCATAAACGTTGAGCTCATCATCTGAAGCCCTACACCTAATTGTATGAAATTACTTGCTAAGTTTTTTAAACCAACCTTTCCCATAAATAATAAGAATGGGATTGATAATATAGATGGTATTGCTGCGATTCCAAATGCTCCCATAGCAAGCGACCCCATAAAGGTAGTTGACATACTATTAAGACCTGTTGCTAATCCACTAAAGTTTTCTTCTAATGCTTTTAATTTAACCTTACCCATAAATAATAGGAATGGTATTGATGGGAGTGCTATAATAAATGCAGGTCCTGCTAATGCTACTGCGCCAATACCTGCGAATACCTTACCATCACCCATTTCTCTTAAGCCTTCAGCTAGTGATTTTAGTCCACCACCACTTTGGGTTTGGCCTACTTCTTCAGTACCTGGCATTTCAGTTTCAATTGGACTTCCACCGCCTCCACCTTTTTTCTTAAATGGGTTAAGATTTTCTAAACCAAGGCCTTTACCTTGCATCAGATTCATTACCATCATCTGTGCCACCATTTTACCTAATTCAATACCCATAGAACCAAGGCCTGATAATGCCTGTTTACCAAAACCAGCTGCCTTTTCCATAAAACCAGCATACTCACCGTACTTTGCTGTCATTTCATCCTGAACTTTCTTTTTCTGCAACATTGTGCCTAGTTCATCAGCTGACATTCCATATGCTTCGGCTGCAATTTGCTTTTCCTTCATAGTCATGTTGGCGAATTCTTCCATTCCCCCAACACCTTTTAGGATTTCTTCACTTATCTTTGCCCTAGCAGCTGCTCTTTCCTCTTCAGTACGAGCCATCTGCAACTCTAATGATGCAGACCTAACTGCGGATGCGTTTATATCCCTACCTAAAAATGCCCTAGCCTTAGCCTCAGATTTCATACTTGATTCGATATCTAACATATTATTAGATATATCTTCTATTTGAGATAATGATGTACCCTGTTTAACTAATGCTGCGTTGGATTTTAAGATGGTCTTTAATTGTGATTCTGATTTACCAACCAATTGGGTCATTTGGCCGGTCATACCTTCCATTACCTTTTGTGCTGATATCCCTGCATCATTTGCTATATCTGTAATAACCCCCTTCACATCCTCTGCAGCTACCCCAGCATCCTCAAATACATGAACTAACTCTGCTGCGGATGCGGCATCGCCGGTGAGTGTTGCAACTTCAGTAACTGCCACTATCATATCTGATGATGCTGCCGAGACATTACCGTATTCTTTTGCAATTTCCCTAGCAGATGCTGCCATTGCATCTGAACCATATAACATACCTTGAAATGACCATGCTGCCCCTTCAATATTACCTTGTAATATAGCAGCTTCTCCTACACCAACACCTAGCTCTGTCATAGTACTTTTCATACTATCTTTCATACCACCTAAAGTGTTACTAACGTTATCAAACGCTTTTTGAAGTAATAGTGCTTTGAATGTACCATTCATCACAGCTTCTTCAATTTCATTATCGATACCTAAGATACTATTCAGTATACCCTTTTTAGTATTTAAGTATTTTAATTGAGCATTTTCTGCTATCTCTTCTTTTTGCTTTAACTTTAAAATATCTTTAGTACGATTTAACTGCTCTATGTAATGTTGATTAACTTCATCACCACGTTTAACCTGCTCCGTTAGTAAATCGGTGATAGCTTTATCAATAGTTTCTAACTTCTCAGCGGCTGATGCTTGTTCAGCCATAGCAGTAACCATATCTTGCTTTATGCTCAACCCTTCTTTAGAAAGTGCTTTATACGTTTGAACTCGTTTGACAAGTTGTCCTTGTATATCAAGCTCTGCTTGAAGAAGGTCCCGTCTTTTATTGATATCATCAGCCATTTAATAACTCCTGATTATTTTAGTGCTCTTTTTGCAGCCTTTACTGCATCAAAAGCTGCAGCTAAATCTCGTAAGCTCTTCTTTTCAGCTTCAGTAGGTGCTGATTCGATGGTATCTTTGATATCTTTACGAATTGTATCTAAGTCTTTAGATAGTTTTTTTCTCTTACGGTTGAATATATCAAAGATACCCTCCGATATCCCATACTTTGAGAATATTTCTTTAAGATGTGATTTTTTTATTGTTGACATAGTGTATTCCTTTTACTTCATATACTATAAATATAGAAATACCCAGCATTTCAGCCGGGTATTCAATTATATTTACCAAAGCTACCTTGATTTAGCCTTTTTCATAGCCTTATCATGTACTTTTTGCTCTTCGTTTTTGAATTCAATTATCTTGCCAATGTAGAACTTCCTAGCCCAGATTGGCATATTGTAAACATCCTGCCAATTGAATCCACCGTTTCCATGATAGATTAAATCGAATATTTGGGAATGCAATACTTTTCTATAGTTAAGACTTAGGCCAAAAAAACCCCACGTCCATAGGCAGTAGCATTTCCCTCCTTTCCCCGGTCTCTTCAGATATAAATTCATAATTTAAGTCGATGTCTGGAACAACACTATTCATATAAGCTCTGAAGGCCTTTGAATCTACTGCAAATAGTTCGTTGTCTACAAAATGATTAACAGTTGTTACACTATAATCACCATCTACTGATAATATCATATTTTTTAGTCTGATAGTTAAGTCTTTTGAGGTAATATCCCTCATTTTCCTACCAGCCTTTTTAGCTTCTTCTATTTGATGCTTAACCTTACGTTCTTTCGATTCGGTTAGTGCCATAAAAGTAATTACTCGTTTAGAGTTAGGTAATGTGAAACTAAATTCGTTTTTATTAAGTTCTATTTGATTAGAACCATCATATTCCTTAGAATCAAATTGAGTTAAATCGATAGTTTCAGATTGCTTTACACCTGAAGTGGTTGGGTCATCAATCTCCACATCATAATCCTTACCATATCCTAAGATACGAGCGGATACCATAATGGAATTCTTATCTCCTGCAACTAAGTCCGTATACTTAATCGGAAGGCCCTCCCCATTACTAATGATTAATGCTTGAAACAATCTATCTAATACCGAACCATCTTTAATATAAGATTGGGTAGTTAATATGTCCTCCTCTTTAGCGGTCATATACTTCATTTCAAGTTTACCTGTTGAAAGTGGGTTATCCTTTGGATAAATTAACCCGTTTGATGGTAGTTCGATTATTTCCGTTGGAAATTTATAATCACTTACCGTCTTCTGCTCATACTGCTGTTTAGCGAGAGCAATCATATCCTTGTCGGATACATCTGACTTATAGTCATCTTGTAATTCTTTACTCATAACGTTTTTATTTAATTGTTTTAAAACTCTTTAGTGGTTTACCATATATAAATATGAAAATAATAATAATAAAACTAAAAAACCCCATCCATTTCTGGATAGGGTTGATTATTTTTTAATGTGTAATTTTTACAAATAACCAATTAGTACTGTAATATTGCGTAATCATATGTAAGTGTTAAATCTACAGTTGCCAAATCTTCACCAGTATAGTCCATATCTGAGAACTTTGCTGTTTGAATAAATGCTCCTTTAAGTGTCCACTCTTCTACTTTATCACCAACAGGACCCAAACTGTTAAATGTGATATCTTTTTTGTAGAAATCAGAGTATCCATCACGACCCGTTACTGATTCGTGGTGTAGTCTTACCCATTCCATTGCTGCTTGTGCTGCTGATGGAACTACTGGGTCATATAGTGTAATTGTTAAATCACTCCATTCACTTCTACCTTTAACATATCTTCTAACGTTAACGTGGTCAATTGTAACCTTACCGTTTGTTATTTCTGGTCTGTTAGCGGCTTTAATTAGGTACGCTGGGATTCCCTCAATGTACATAATAAATCGATTCGACATCTTCGGTTCGAATGATGTGAACATTACTTCTGTTGGGTCTAATAGTTGTGCCATTTAATTTTCTCCGGTTTTCTTTCTTTAATATAAATATGTTCTTTTTCAAAAAGATTATGCTCCCCACCGAAATGGGGAACATTTTCTTATGTTTTTATTCTGGGAATGCTGCCCCAGTTGGTAAAACGTTGAAATCTAGAACAATAAATTCTGCTGTTTTTGCTGGCTGTAAGAATATCTCACCTACCATAATGTTTCTATCAATCACATCAGGAGTATTGTTGGTATCATCCATCACTACTTTAAATGCGTATAGTCCTTGTCTTTGTTGGATTGATTCCAAATAAGGATTAACTATTGATAAGAATCTGTTTCTAGTCGCTGCTGTGTTATTTTCAAATATTAAGTAACGAGTAGAAGATGCGATGAATTTCTTCACTGCGATTAATAATCTTCGTACATTGATTCTATCTAATGCCGATGGTTTAGCCTGTAATGTTTTCTGTCCAAATACAGTAACACCTTGTCCAGGGAATGTAGCGATTGGATTTACTCTACCTTCGTAAAGTGCATCTCTCTCCACTCTCGTTAAACGTGTCTTAGCTTCAATAACGTTAGTTAATCCACCTCTATTTAAACCAGCTGGTGCGAACCACTCTGCTGCTACTGAATCGTTAAATGCAATAACACCTGGTAGAACTACAGATGGCGGAACCCATACAGGTTTGTTTTTATCTGAATTTAGTATCTTAACCCAAGGGTGATAAGATGCTACATAATTTGAATCAAATGCTTGAACTGTATTTACTACAGTTGAAATTGAATCACCCCATGCACCTGCATCCATTATGTAGAAACAATCTTGTCTGTCTTCACACATATCTTTAGCGAATGTAGTAACAGATGAATGTAATCTATGAACCATACCTGGAGTAACTACCATATTGATATCAAACTCATCAGGGTTAGATACAGAGTTAATTGCTTTTCTATAAGCTACTGTACCAGTTGCCACATTTGATGAACAATCATACCCTTGTGTATTACCTGCTGAAATATCCTTTCCTAATGATACCACTCTGTTTGGTTTGAATCCATCAAAACCACCTTGAAATGGTACTAAGAACTTACGAGAGTTAATTGATGTAGTTACATCTGATAATGAGATAGAACCTGAATTAGCTCCAGCTGGTGATGGGAAATTAGCCCCTTTATCCTGATTGTAATCACCTAAGTAAAATGCCGTTCCGGCAGATGCTTTTGATGAATCCGGTGTTGGTGCTAAAAATGCCATATTATCATTAACTGCGAAATCGAAATCAAATCCGTAGAATTTTCTTGCGTTATAAGAACCATTTATTTGTTGTGATGCAACAAACGAAGGATTTGGAAGTGTAAATGCAGTACCGAATGGGTTTTGCAATGCACGGAATCCGAATGGTACGATTGATGGGTCAACTGCTCCATTAGCA